TATTTCAATGCTTATAGCGATTGTCCCCACTGTCCCCACGTTTTTTGTTATCCTTACGCGAGGGTTTCTATATATTTTTTTAGATGTAATTTTTTTATCTATATATATAGTGTGTGTAAATTCTTGGGGACAGGGGACACTTGGCGATTTCGTTCATATTTCAATGTTTTTCTGTCCCCAACGGCTTGGGGACACATGGGGACACCCCTCGCTATATTGTTGAAATTACAACGTTTCGTATCAAATAACATACTGGAGATTCTTGGGGACACCTATTAAAAAGGTATTTCCTCTTGAACCTCTACAAAACCAATGCCTTCAGAGGTTTCATCCTCAATATTGATATGAAGCGCTATTGTCCAAAATCTTATTCCGTTAATTCTGACTCGCTTGTCGACTCGTCCTCGAACAACATCCGTCAAGTTATTCCTGCTGAGCCATTTTGCGAACTCGGTCGGATTGAATCCATTTTCTGAGCATGCCAAGTTGAATACGTTTCGTATAATATTTATTTCTCCACTCGAGATTCTCCCGTAGATTTTACCCAACGGCGTATAGTTATCAGTGATAAAACTATTATGATTCTCTGCAATCCATCCCTGGAGCCACTCGTACGCTCGCCTATTCTGTGACACATCTTCCTTACTTGACAAGTATGCCTTCATGTCCTCAACACCAATAGAACCATTATCAAAGAACATATACTCACCTAAGATTGCATCAGCTGTCAGTAATAAACTCGCTGCAAGTGCTTGCTTTTCTGTAGATTTCTGATTTAATTCCTTGAAAAACAACTGTTGCAAATTGATTGCTTCCTGCATGACTGAGTCGTCTGAAATGATTCTTACGAACTCCTTCCCTGCATGTCCATAGTTCGATTTGACAACCTTTACTATGCGTCCAGGATCATCGAATAGCTTTGTGTCCTCACAACTAATCTCAATGATTCTATTAACCGCCCCTCCTCCGGATGTATTCGAAGTTATTGGCTGCTCTCCAGATGTAATAATGCAGTTCGCCCACGTTCCATTTCGCTGCAGTCCTCCAGTCTTTTGTCCTCTCGCTTTTCCCACGCCTTCAGACAGTTGATAAATAAGCTGGTCAAAGTCTTTTCGATCCTTTATAATCTGGAGCTCATCCAGGATTAGTGGCAATGAGTTAACAAAGCCAGCTGACAACTCTTGTGCTACTGCAGTTGAATTAAACGTATGGATGTACTTTCCCATCTCAGGATTCGCCCATACTGACGCTGCAAGCATTAATCCAACAGTTTTACCTGTCTCGGTTCCACCGCAAACGTGGACGAAAAAGGGTAGGCATGAGCACGGTTCAACCAGTACCGAAGCAAAAGCTGCAACTAATAAAATTTTAGGCGCTGGATTATCCCCACTTCGGATTTCTTTCGCTAGGTCCATCCATTTTTTACTGTTGCCTTTTTGCTTCACGCTGTTAAAAAACGATTTAAATGCTTCTTCTCCATCAAACACTAGTCCATCAACATAAGGTGAAAATCCATCGTCTCCAACCCATCCGAGACGGCTTACGGATTTCTTGCTTGGTATTACATCAAAGTTTAGATTCTCTGCGTCATGTAAATACTTAACAAGTGCTCTAGAGTTCTCCGAGGTGACTGCGATTCCATAGTCTGCAAGTCCAACAATTGAACTGTTTGATGCAATCTGCTTGCGGTCGACAATAATGTCTTTCCAAACTGCACCTCTACGATATGCAAGCTTAATCTTTTCAAGCCCAGTGTCTACGTTGTCAAGCCTTAAAACTGGCATTATAGGGTGAGGGCAAGCAACTTCTTCCATTCCGCCATATCCTGCTCTCGAGATGCCACCATCATCAGCTGTCCATGTACCGACTTCAAGCTCAAATTCCTGGCCTGTAAAGTTTGTTGCGTTGCATATCAAATCATTACTTGCCATCTGTTTAAGCATCTTCAAATAAGCTTTATAAAGTGTTGTAAAGTTTTTAATCCCCACAGACTTAGCGTGCTCTGTAACAAGCGCTTTCCTCTGCTCTTTTTCCAGAGCGTTATCGCTCTGCTCGATGTATTCAAAAGGCACAACCGAGGTCAAATAGTCTTCTTTTGTAAAATCTATGGCACCCATGGATACATCACCCCCTCAATATTGTCATCTAGCCATTGTTCAGAACTAGATATGTAATAGTCAATTAGCTTCGCTTCATCTGCTTCGAAATCTGAACTGTATCGAACTTTAAATAGTCCTCTATGTATATCTGTCACTTTTGAATAATAATCGCTTAAATCGGATTTTAGAGCCTCGGCTACTTTCGAGATTTTGTTATTTAACGCAATTTCCTGCCTCTCTCTTATACTTGGCTTTTTATTTACTATCCCGAGCGAAAAATCATAGTTTAACTTAGCAATCGCTTGAGGGAACGTAATTCCGTTCAGCTCCATGGCGAGCGTAATTAAGTCCCCTTTTGCTCCACACCTCCAGCAATGATATACCTTGTCTGTATAGCAAAAGTTATTGTGCTTACCTTTGTGAATAGGACACGGAATTCTACCCTTTGGGCTTGTTCCGTGTCCATACATTCTGAGGACATCCTCAATGGTCAGTGTGTTTATTATTTTTTCTGCAACTCCATTCATTTCGAGTCCTCCAATAATCTAATGATTTCCTTGCCAGTGTTCGCTTTGCTACAAAATACATACTCTATACTGTGTTTGTGTTGCCAGGCTGACAGGATTCTATAGATTTGCAAGCCTATAATCTTACCGAACCTTGGTTTCCACATCATCACATCTTCGAGTGACCGTATTTTTACTCCATCAATTTTTTCTTGCTCGACAAGGATGTACATCTTTCCACCGATTTCATCGAGCCTCAGCAACTCTCGCTTGAATCGGTCATGCTGAGATGTTGCGTTCTGAGCAAGCTCAGCTATGTTCTGTTTTCTGTCAATAATGACGAGCGGATTAGATAGATCGCAATAGTCACCAACAAACATCTTGCTTGAGATGTATTTAATTCCCTGTCGGTCAAACTCTGCTATTATCTTTTTAATCGCTCTGTCTTTTTCTCTCGTATCAATCTGTATAATCATGATGCACCGCCTAGAATGGCACATCGTCATCGATTGCCTCGAATGTATCCTTTGGTGACTCAGCTGGTGCCTTTGCCTCGTTTTTGGTATCAACGAAAGTGAAATCATCAACCATCAGATTCCAGAAATATTTGTTTTCCGATTTGCTACACTGCATCGAACCATGGACGGCAATCCTGCTGCCTTTCGCAAAAAACTTGTTAATCACCTCAGCTCGCTTGCCAAACACGGTACAGTTAAAGAAATCGGTTTCTTCTCCAAATTTACGATTAACTGCTACCGAAAAGTTACATAAAGAACTAGTCTCACCTTTTGCATTTGTATATGTCTTTAATTCAGGGTCTCTCGCTAATCTACCGAAGATGTTAATACTATTCATTTGCCAGCTCCTCCAAAACTTCAATTCTGCTTAGCTTTTTTGTCTGCCTACAGTAAGCACATTTTTCGCACCTTTTCGGCTCGATTAGTCCGCTTTTTATATCAGCAAAATGGTCGACATAATGTTCAACGATCTTTAATGCAGCATCTAGCTTGTACTGTGGAACCTGGAACAATCCTAAATCAGCTCCATCCTTCTGCTTTGTCGCACCAGCAATGATAAATGGCAGCCTCTTGCCTGTACTTGCCTCAACTACTGCCTGGTAAATGGCGCCCTGAATGTCGTACCCCCACGCCTCTACGAAACTAACTCGTCCAAGTTCCTCGACATATACCGGCTCAAAATCACGCATTACCTTTAGATCTACGATTGCCTTCCCTTCGTGGTAGCTATCGATTCGGATTTTAAACTCGTGCCCAAACAACTCGGCAGTCATAATTACTTGCTTTTCACCGCTCATGTATTTCATAAACATTTCATCTCGCTCGAGTCTGTTTATAATCTCATTCGCTTGAGTATACTCAGCCTTTAGACTTCCGTCTCGTTTAAGGATTTCCGGGTGCTGCGCCATGAAAAGATCTAAAGTTCCCTCAAAGTGTGCGTCAACATATGATCCAACCAATAGCGCAGTGCTTGTTTCTTCTTCTGTTTCTCCACTAATTCTTGCCATAGTTGAAGCTTCGCACTTCATGAATGATTTAAACTGAGACGAGCCGAAGTATTTCAGCTCGTTTTCTTTGTCAAAATAGTTTTCTCTTGTTAGCATTTAACTGCCTCCTTACAAATAATTAATCTCGAGTTCATCCGAGTTGGTTGTTCTTGTTGCAATAAACTGCAAGCCCTTCTCTTTGCACTTTGCGTATAACCTTTCACGGTTCGAATCAGACAGTCTTTCGACGCCATCTATGAGGATAACCTGCAGGCTGTTTGGTTTAGATAGTGCCACATCTACACAGAGCTCAAGCTTTTCTCCCTCGGATAAGTTTGTGACTGGCAATCCATTTATAAGCGGAATTCCATTCTCAACTGTTAGGCCAGCAACTGGCAGTGTAGCCGTCTCAAGAATTTCGCCAGGAAGCTTACGAGCAAGCTCAATCTTTCTTGTAAACTCATTTGATACCTCCGTAAGCTGCTCTGTTTCTTCTTCCTTTGCCTTGAGGCGAGCGTATTCGTTTAAGTGTCTTTTCATCTCTTCTGCTGTAGATATTTCGTCCGATAACGCAGTAGTATCAACTATCGGCTTATCTATATATTCGTTAGCAGTACCGATATCCTTTTGCAACTTTGCAACCTTTGTCTCAAATTCAGCAATCGCAACACGATTCTTATCTTCCAGCTTTGCGTCAAGTCCTTTGAGTTTCTCTTCCGTAGCGAGCTGTTCTGCTTTGAGTCTTTCGATGTTTGCCTTTAAACTCTCTCTTTCTGATGCAATCGCACGCTCATTTGATGAGATGCTAATTTCTTTTTCGGCTTCATATCCTCGCATTTTGTTGTCATATGAGTCCTTAAAAGCTTTTGCTCTCATTATCAGATCGTTGCTTTGTCTTATCTTCTCAAGCTCGTGATACTTCGCTGATAAATCAAATGCCTCCCATTTATCAGCCTGATATCCGCTTGGAATATCCTTTGAGATGTCTTCAATCAACGCCCTGTTATTTCTGATATCGCGATTCACGTTCTGGCGCTCCTGAAAGTAGTAACCCTTTTCGGACTGGATATCATTCAGCACCTGCAAAATATTTTGCTCATAATTGACATCCGGAGGGATTTCCCCAAACTGATCCCTTATCCAGTTAAGGTCCCAATCATACTCAATTAGATCCAGGATTACACGATTCTGCTCTGCCTTTGTCATCTGGGTGAATTCGACTGGGTTGAGCTGCAGTGGTGTGAATAGTGTCTTGAGCATAGACTCAGGGCTACCTATTTCTCGGCCAGCTTCTTTGACTGACTTATAATCAGCCTTATCCGTGCGCTTCTTTCTGTTGATATACAGGCCTGCACCTGCCTCGATGAGTATTTCTCCCTCTTTTTCTCCATTTCGTATGATATAATCTCTATCAGACTGATTTGATAGAGCATATCTGATTGCATCAATCACGGATGTTTTCCCCGTTCCGTTTGAGCCAGATAGCTCTATGTTTCTTCCATCAAGTTCGGTTTCGCTGATTCCAAACAAATTTTTAATCTTAATCTTAGTTATTCTCATCGTTTAATATATCTCCCTCTAAATCTGCTTTCTCCTGCTCTGCTTTGACTTGCTTTGCACAATCCATGCAAAGTGTTCGTCCAAATTTACTCTTCGAACTCTGCGCAATAGCCCTCGCCGTGTACTTGCCTTCATCTGTAATTTGGCATCCGCACTCATCGCAGAAATATTCATCTTGCTTAGGTGCAAATGGTCTTACCCTGATTCCACCCACCTTGTCGCCAGCAAACATCACATTCGGGTCGGCAAAGACTAATATCTTATGACCACCCCATTCTTCAATAAATGGAGTTCCCGTTACTTTTTCTATAGTCTTCATATTGGTTACATTCCCTACCATTTTAAGCTGTCTGCCATCTTCACCAATTTCTTTGAAGTAAATGACCGGCTCTTTATCTTTTCTGCCTTTCTCTCCCGTTATCTCTTCGGACTTCACTGCATAATCAATCGTTAGTTCCTTGTCTGAGTCCATGCAATACCAGGCTCCAATATACTCTTTATTAAAGCACTTCTTCCAGTGTGTTTTAGTACTCATATCCACCCTCTCCTTTGTCTATAACTATCTGTGCATTAAGCTGCTTTGTACTTGTCATAAATGCTGTTTGCGTAAATGCCATGAGTTCAGCTAAGTTGTCGAATTTAAACACAAGCGAATTTTCTGGATTGAATATTGTCACATAGCCTGTTATCTTACTCATTGTTAGCCCTCGCTTTCTTGATTGCGTTCGTTACGATTTCAAGGATAAACTCTATGTCATCATAGTTAACCAACCAGTTCGGAATGCTCACAAGCTGATTGATAATCTTGCTTGCATACTTCATCATTACATTTAGCTTGTATGGTTGTATTGCGTTTAGCCCTTGTTCTGGGAGCTCAGGTGTGATATTATGAAATTGGATTTCGGCGCTCTTCGGAGCGTCTTTTTTTATGTCTTTCATGCTTCCTCCTTTTGTCATTTATTTAGTATCCTTTCTGCGTAAGCCTT